GAGTTCGACGTCCCTGTCCGCTTCGACACCGACATGCTCGACGTCACCCTCGACCTCGAGCGGCTCGGGTCGATCATATCCATTCCGCTGCTGGAGATCCGGCGATGAACGAAGAAACGGGGTTCGTCGCAGCGGTGCTGCGCGATCTGGCAACCTCTACCGCCGTGATCCTTGCGGCCTGGGGCGCTCTGGGCGGGGCGACCAACGCTCTGACCACGCGGATGAGGCTTCGCGATGCCCTGCGCCACATTCTGCTCGGCGGCCTGATCGCGGCCGGGATGGGCAGTCTGTCGATGGCCATCATTACCGCCTGGCTCGGCCTGCCATCGCAGGCAATCCCGGCCGGGGGGGCTGCCGGTTCGGCCGCCTATCTCGTCGGCGTCTTCGGCCCAGCTTTCATCGAGGTCGTCCTCGCCCGCCTGCGGAGCGGCAAGGGAGACAACCCCGATGCATGAACTTCTGCGCCTAGCGCGCGCCATCCGATGCGATGCGGCCGATCCGGCACAGGCCTTCAGCCATCGCCTGCGCATCGGCCTACTGGTCGCCGCGCTGATCCTGATCCTGTCCTCCATCTTCGGGTAACACCATGCACATGACCGATCGGGGCCTGATGGCCCTTGTCCGGCACGAAGGACTCGTGCCCGGACCCTACCTTGATGTCAAAAACGTCTGGACCTTCGGCATCGGCCACACTGACTCGGCGGGGCCGCCCAATCTGGCAAGGATGCCGCGCGGCATGCCCGCCGATCTGGATGCGGGGATCCGCGAGTCGTTCCGGCTCTTCCGCGCCGACATCGTCGCCTACGAGGCGGAAGTGCTGCGCGCGGTGAAGGTGCCGCTAGAGCCGCACGAGTTCGATGCGCTGGTCAGCTTCCACTACAATACTGGTGGCATCGCCAAGGCATCGCTGACCCGCCACCTGAACGCGGGCAACCGCGCCGCTGCCGCGCAAGCCTTCATGGGCTGGCTCCGGCCCGCCGCGATCCGGTCGCGCCGAGAAGCCGAGCGCGATCTGTTCCGCGATGGCCGTTATCCGACCGGCACCATCCCGGTCTGGGCGGTGGATCGCAACGGCCGGGTGGATTTCTCACGGCCCATTCGGCGACTGACCGAGACCGAGGCGCTGACCCTGCTGCGCCCGACGAGCCAACCGGTGCCTTTGCCCGTGCCGCTGCCGGTACCGACCGAACCGCCTGCCGCCCCTTCGTGGTGGCAGCAGCTGATGGAATTTCTCACAGGAAAGGCAACATCATGAACTGGAACCTTGCACGCGGGCTGGTCTATCTGGCCTGTCTTGCTGCCTCCGGGCTGGCCATGGCCGGGCTTGCGGATTTCGATCTGATGACCGGCAGCTTCGATCTGCGTCCCTTCAACCTCTACGCCCTGACCGGCACGGCCGGGGGCGTGGTTTCCTCGGCGCTGGCCTCGGTCGCGCTGTGGCGGGGCTGGGGGCGGAAGTGAAGACGCTCTCCCCCGCGCTTCAGGCCCATCTCGACGAAGGGACGACTACGCTGGCCTGGTGCTGGCGGATCGTGCGGGCCGATGGGGTGACGCTCGGCTTCACCGACCATGATCAGACACTGACGTTTGACGGCACCGATTTCGAGCCGGAGAGTGGCTTTGCCGCCTCCGAAGTGCGCTCCGGTTCCGACCTTTCCGTCGATGCGCAGGATGCCCAAGGCGTGCTGTCATCCGACCGGATTACCGAGACCGACATCCTCGACGGCCGCTGGGACAATGCGGCCGTCGAGGTCTGGCGGGTGAACTGGGCCAGCACAGGCCAACGCCTCATGATGCGGCGCGGGGCCATTGGCCAGATCCGGCGCGGACGGCTCGCCTTCGTCGCGGAGGTGCGATCGCTGGCCCATGTCCTCGGTCAGACCGTTGGTCGGACGTTTCAGGCGACCTGCGATGCCGCCCTTGGCGATGCGCGTTGTGGCGTCAATCTCGAAGCCCCGGCGTTCAAGGGCACCGGCGCGATCATTGACCTGCTGCGCGACCGCGCCTTCACGGCCTCGGGGCTTGGCGGTTTCACGTCCGGCTGGTTCACCTTCGGCACCCTCGACTGGACGAGCGGGGTCAATGCCGGGCGGCGGGCCGAGGTGCTGGCACATGACCTTGTCGATGGCGTCGCCATCCTGACCTTGCTGGAAGCCCCGGTGCGCGCCATCGCCGGGTCGGACACCTTCACGATCCGAGCCGGGTGCGACAAGCGCATCACGACCTGCGGAACGAAGTTCGCCAATGTCGCCAACTTCCGGGGCTTCCCCAACATCCCCGGCCAGGATGCCGTCCTGCGCTATGCCACCACCGATGGCGGCCACGAGGGGGCTGTGCTGTGATTACGGTCGATCCCGACAGGGTCATTGCCATCGCGCGGTCCTGGCTCGGCACGCCCTACCACGATCAAGCCAGCCTCAAGGGCGTCGGCTGTGATTGCCTTGGTCTTGCCCGAGGTGTCTGGCGTGAAGTCGTCGGGCCTGAACCCTTCCCGATCCCGCCCTACAGTCGGGACTGGGGCGAAAGCGGTCCGCGCGAGGTGCTGGCCGAAGGTGCGCGACGGATGATGCCGGAGATCGCACCCTGCGACGCCCCACCCGGCGCGCTGATCCTCTTCCGCATGATGCCGCGTGCCATTGCCAAGCATGTCGGCATCCTGACCGGCCCCGACACCTTCCTGCACGCCTACGAGCGCCTTGGTGTCATCGAGGAACCGCTGACCCCAAAATGGCGACGGCGCATCGCCTTCGCCTTCCTCTTTCCCCAACGCTGAGAGTTTTTCATGGCCACGCTCGTCCTCGGCGCTGTCGGCACTGCCATCGGCGGGGCCTTTGGCGGCGCGATCCTCGGCTTTTCCGGTGCGGCCATCGGCGGCTTCATCGGCTCGACCGTGGGCTCGGTGGTCGACAGCTGGATCGTGTCGTCGCTGGCTCCGACCCAACGGATCGAGGGCGCGCGGCTCGACACGCTGCGCATCACCTCGGCCACCGAAGGGGCGGTGATCCCGCGCCTGTATGGCCGGATGCGCATCGGCGGCAACATCATCTGGGCCACCGATTTCAGTGAGGAGACCAAGACCACCACCCAAGGCGGTGGCAAGGGCGGCGGGGGCGGCAAGGTCAAGACCACCGAATACCTATACTATGCCAGCTTCGCCGTGGCGCTGTGCGAGGGCCCGGTCACCGGCATCGGCCGCGTCTGGGCCGATGGCAAGGCGATGGACATGACCGGCGTGACCTGGCGCTGGTATCCCGGCAGCGAGGTGCAAACGCCCGATCCGTTCATCGCAGCCAAGATGGGGGCCGCCAATACACCCGCCTATCGCGGCACAGCTTACATCGTGTTCGAGGATCTGGCGCTGGCCTCCTTCGGCAACCGCCTGCCGCAACTGTCGTTCGAAGTCTTCCGCCCGCTGGCAGATGCAGACACCGCCGAAGGCTTGACCCGCGCCGTCACCCTGATCCCGGCCTCGGGCGAGTTCACCTATGCCACCAACGCCATCCGCAAGGGCAGCGGTGGTGCCACCGTGGCCGAGAACCTGAACGCGCTGCCCGACCAGCCCGACATCGTGGTGGCGCTGGACCGGCTGCAGGCCATGGCCCCAGCGGTCGAGAGCGTCAGTCTGGTCGTGGCTTGGTTCGGCAATGACCTGCGCGCGGGATCCTGCAAGGTGAAGCCCGGCGTCGAGGTTGCCTCCAAGGCCACCACGCCCGCCAATTGGTCGGTAAACGGCGTCAGCCGGGCCAGCGCCCACCTCGTCAGCCGTGATGCCGAGGATCGGCCGGTCTATGGCGGCACGCCGGCGGATTTCGCGGTGGTGCAGGCGATCCAGGAGATGAAGGCGCGTGGGCTGCGCGTCACCTTCTATCCGTTCCTGCTGATGGACGTGCCGCCCGGCAACACCCTGCCGAACCCCTACAGCGCCAATGCCTCTACGCCGGGCCAGCCCGCCTTCCCTTGGCGGGGGCGGATCACCTGTTCCCCGGCGGCTGGCTTTGCCGGAACGGTGGACAAGACCGGCACGGCCGCGACGCAAGTGTCGGCGCTGTTCGGGGCGGCGACGCCGGGGAATTTCAGCGTGTCTAGCGAGACTGTCAGCTTCACCGGCTCGCCCAGCGACTGGGGTCTGCGCCGCATGGTGCTGCACTATGCGCACCTCTGCGCAGCAGCGGGTGGGGTCGATGCCTTCCTGATCGGCACTGAGATGCCCGGCCTGACCACCATACGCTCGGGGGCCAGCACCTATCCCGCCGTCACCGCCTTCCAGAGCCTCGCGGCCGACGTGCGCAGCATCCTCGGCGCGGACACCAAGATCGGCTATGCCGCCGACTGGTCGGAATACTTCGGCCACCATCCGCAAGACGGCAGCGACGACGTCTATTTCCACCTCGACACGCTCTGGTCGGACATCAACATCGACTTCGTAGGCATCGACAACTATCTGCCGCTGTCGGATTGGCGCGACGGTTTCGACCATGCTGATGCCTTGGAAGGCTGGCCCGCGATCCATGACCGCGCCTACCTCCAGGCGAACATCGCCGGGGGCGAAGGGTTCGACTGGTTCTACGCCAGTGCCGCTGACCGGTCCGCGCAGATCCGAACGCCCATCACGGATGGCGCGGCGGGCAAGCCGTGGGTCTTCCGCCCCAAGGATATCCGCGCCTGGTGGCAGAACCCGCATTTCAACCGGCCGGGCGGAGTGGAGATCGGAACGCCGACCGCTTGGGTGCCGCAATCGAAACCCATCCGTTTCACCGAACTGGGCTGCCCCGCCATCGACCGGGGTACGAACCAGCCCAATGTCTTCTTCGACCCGAAGTCGTCCGAAAGCTTCACGCCGTTTTTTTCGCGCGGCTGGCGCGACGATGCGATCCAGCGTGCCTATCTGGAAGCGAGCTACCTGCATTGGGGCGACCCTGCCCACAACCCGACCTCGAGCATCTATGGCGGCCGCATGGTGCATGTGCCCGAATGCGCCGCCTGGACATGGGACGCGCGGCCCTATCCATTCTTCCCCGAACTGACCGATGTCTGGACCGATGGGCCGAACTGGCGGCTGGGCCACTGGCTGACAGGGCGGCTGGGAGCGGTATCGCTGGCGGCCCTCGTGCGTCACCTGTGCCTGCGCGCCGGGATGCCGGAAGCCCTGATCGATGTTACTGGCCTCTGGGGGGCCGTCGAGGGCTATGCCATCACGGCGCTGGAAGCCCCGAGATCCTCGATCAGCACTTTGGCGCGACATTTTGGGTTCGATGCCATCGAGACCGAAGGCATGATCCGCTTCGTCATGCGCGGGCGGGCGTCCGTTCTGACCTTGGCACATGACGACCTCGTGGCATCGCGCGAGGGCGAGGCGCTGGAACTGGTCCGCGCGCAGGAAACCGAACTGCCGCAGGCGCTGAAGTGGCAGGTGGCCCGCGCCGATGAGGATTATGACGCGGCGCTGGTCGAAGCCCGCCGCATCACCGTCGACACCACCCGCATCGCGTACGAGTCCTTCCCGATGGCAATCCCGCCCGAGGAGGCCGAACGCCGTTGCCGCCGCACGCTGATGGAAGCCTGGATCGGCCGCGAAAGCGCCACCTTCCGCCTGCCGCCGTCACGGCTGGCGCTCGACCCGGCCGACGTGATCCGGCTGGTGCATGATGGCCGTGAGATCGAGTTGCGTCTGGTGTCCATCGCCGATTCCGATGGCCGGGGCATCGAGGCCGTCCGCCAGGACCGTGCCGCCTATGATCTGCCGCCCGGCGATCCGCGCCCGTCCACGTTGACCCGATCCGTGGTTTTCGGCGCGCCCGATGTCGTCCTGCTCGACCTTCCGCAACTGTCCGAAGACCAGCCCGCGCATCGGCCGATGGTCGCGGCCCATGCGGTTCCATGGCCGGGCGAGATGGCGGTGTTCCGGAGCCCGGGGGCGGATGGGTTTGCCTTGCTGACCACCTTCGGCAGCCGCGCGCGGATCGGCACGCTGGTGTCGGACCTCTATCCGGGCCCGACCTCTCGCTTCGATCTCGGTAATGTGCTGGTCTTCGATCTCGCCTCCGGCACTCTGGAAAGCGTCACTGATCTGACGCTGTTCGGCGGCGCCAACGCGCTGGCAGTGGAAGCAGCACCAGGCGTCTGGGAAATCGTGCAGGCGGGTGCCGCCGAACTGATCGCCCCCGGCCGTTATCGTCTGACCCGGCTTCTGCGGGGCCAGCGTGGCACCGAAGCCGCGATGGGCAATCCCACCCCGGTAGGGGCACGAGTGGTGGTGCTGGATTCCGCCCTTGCGCCGCTGCCCATTGCCGAGGCCGATCTCGGTCTGCCGTGGAACTGGCGTATCGGCCCCGCGGCGCGCGCCGTCAGCGACGCCAGCTACACCGCGCTCGCCTTCATGCCAGCCGGTCGCGGCCTCGTGCCCTTCGCCCCGGTCCATGTCGCTCAACCGTGGCGCACGGCGCGCAGCCCGGGCGATCTGACGATCCGCTGGACGCGCCGGACGCGCGCGCTGGTGGCCGATGCCTGGGAACAGGTCGAGGTGCCGCTGGCCGAAGACCTGGAAAGCTACGACGTCCAGATCCTCGACGGGGCTGGCGTCAAGCGCACGCTGACCAGCAGCACGACCTCCGTCCTCTACACTGCTGCCCAGCAGACCGCCGACTGGGGTGCGCCGTTCGGCCCCGACCAGACACTGGCGATCCGCATCTACCAGCTCTCGAACCGCCTCGGTCGCGGCGATCCCGCCACCGTCACCCTCCAGTTCTGAAGGCCCGTCATGTCCGACACCTCCACCCACCTTGGCCTGCCATACCTGCTGGCGGCCCAAGCCCAGAAGCATGTCACCCACAACGAGGCCCTGCGCCTGCTCGATTCCATGGTGCAGCTGTCGGTCCTCGACCGCACGCGCACCACGCCGCCAGCCAGCCCCGCCGATGGCGACCGCCACCTCGTGGCATCGGGCGCGACGGGCCTCTGGGCGGGGTGGGATCTGAACGTGGCCTTCTGGGTCGATGGCGTCTGGATGCGCCTGGTGCCACGCCCCGGCTGGCTGGTCTGGATCGCGGCCGAGCAGGTCTTTGTCGTCTGGAATGGAAGTGCCTGGGACCCGGTCGGCGTGCCGCAGGATGTGTCTGACGCGATCTTCAGCCTCGTCAACGACGCCGATCCGACGAAGAAGGCGCTGTTCTCGCTGTCGGGGATCACGACCGGCACGACCCGGACCTTTACACTGCCCAACACCTCGTCGGAACTGGCGATCCTCGCGGGCACCCAGACCTTCACCGGCAACAAGACCTTCTCCGGCACGCTGACCGCCTCAGGCACCGTCACGGTCTCGGCGGCATCGGCCAGCATCGGCACGGCGACGACGACCGCCACGTATGGCATCGGGACCGGGGCCACGACGACCGGCGTGACCAAGACCGTGAACCTCGGCACCGGCGGCGCATCCGGATCGACCACCGTCGTCAACATCGGCTCGGCGACGCCAGGGGCCGGGGGCACCACGGTGGTGAACACGCCCACGGTCACCTTCGCCAATGCCGTCACGCAGGTCGGCATGCCCCAAGCCAACTTGACCGCCCAGCTTCTGGGCCTCGGCGGGGCGGCGGCGGACAGCACCAACCGGCTGTCGATGAACACCCCCGCAGTGCTGCTGAACAACGCTGGGGCCGGGATCGAGGCGACGGTCAACAAGGCGGCCGCCGGGAACGATGCGGCCTTCGCCTTCAAGACCGGGTTCTCGGCGCGGGCGCTGATCGGCCTCTTGGGCAACGACGATTTCAGCTTCAAGGTCAGCCCGGATGGTTCGGCCTTCTTTGATGCCTTGAGGATCGACCGCACCAATGGCCAGGTGGAACTGCCGCAACCCACCATCCTGCCGGGGCTCAGTGCCGCTCCATCCCCTCCGCCCTCCGGCAAGGCGGCCGTCTATGCCCGCAACCGGGTAGGCGCGCCATGGATCGACGTCATGCGCCCCTCCGGCCGGGACTTCCCGCTGCAACCCCACTTCGGGGTCAACCGGATCGCCAACTGGTCGCCGTCCGTCACGACCACGATCACCACGGAAGGCCTGCCCATCACCTCAGTCGGGACCGTATCCACCCCCACGCTGGCCGCAACCAACCTTGCTGCCAGCATCCGGCGCTGGCGTCTGACTTCAGCTGCGGTGGTGGACTCTGCAGCCGAACAGCGTTCTGCGGGTTGGGCCTGCTGGCGAGGCAATGCGGCGGGACTGGGCGGCTGGACCTTCGTGACGCGGATTTCGCTCACGACGCTGCAGGCGACCGGCATGGGCTTCTTCGGGCTTTACGGATCGACCGCCGCGCTCGCCACCACGCTGGCGCTGGCCGCCGCCATCAACTGCATCGGCATCGGATTTCAGCGCGGCACCCACACCCGCTGGCAGCTGGTCGCAAACGACGGCACCGGCGCACCCACGCTGACCGACATGGGGGCGAGTTTCGCCATCGCCACCGGCGGCGTGCTGACCCTCTACATCGCGGCACCGCCCAATGGCAGCTCGGTCTGGGTGCGGGTGGTCGAAGAGGTTTCGGGCGCGGTGTTCGAGCAGGAGATCACCGCCGACCTGCCCACCAACACGCAGTTCCTGTCGCCCCGGCTGTTCATGAACAACGGGGCAACTGCAGCGGCAGTCGCTTATGACTGCTCGGGGGTGTACGTGGAGACGGACTTCTGA